CATTCCTCGGTCGAGTTCAGTAGCCATTCTCGTTCCACTTCCTCATGATTTTTCAGGTCAAGTATGAGATTATGTATTTCATTACGATTGCTTTTATTTATATAATCAGACTTTTGAAACTCAACATCTAGTGCACCTGAGTTTGGTAGTTTGTTATATTTTTGTAAAAAGGCAAGTATGAGTTCATACACAGGCCGATTTTCATTTTCAAAATACTCAGATTTTATATGAGGTAGAGCCTTACGGCAATATTCTTCATCATTAATTAGTGTTTTGAGTATTATCGTCTGTAAGTTTGTCATTATCTAATTTATCTTCAAGCAATTGAGACAGTATGTCTCCCATAAAATTTTTGAAATCAGGTGATTTTTCGAGTTCTTCTTCGTTTAAGTTATCAGGTACTTCTTCTAATTTGAATTTGAACTGTATTTTAAGCTCGCAATTAGCCTCATCTTCATGTAAAGTAACTTTTCCATAAGTATATATTACACCAAGATAAGGACCTTGTACAACCTTTAGTGAGTACAGTTCACTTGAAGATCTTTCAACAAACTTAATTGTTTCATCTAAGTTAATCATTTTCGATTTCTTCTACTTCATCTTCAGAAATAATTGAGGTGTACGCAATCTTATAGCGCTTTTCAATGTACTGCGCGAAGTCAGTTTTTTCAAAGATAACAGCCCAGAATTCTTTCTTGAGTGTATCTTTCATACGAACATTGCCAGAGAGTTCTTCGCCTGTAGCAGGGTTTTTAGCCATGTACCACCCATTCTTAGGTTTAACAACATGTCCTGATTCTATAGCTACTTCTGTAAGGCCTGACCATTTTTCAATACCGCCTTCCCATGTAACACTAATTGGAATCTTTGATTTTTCTTTGACAAAGCGAGACTTTTCAACGTTAATAACGAATGAATAGCCTGACACGTCAGTGCCAGTTTTTTCTTGGCGGCGGCCAATAATCCATACGTTGTCGGCTGAATACATTACACCAGTTCCGCCACTCACAACTGCTTTAGGGAACAAGCTTTGTTCCATGTAAGTATGATTAATTGCTAATAGAGGAATATCCTTGATTGTAAGAGAAGGTGTAATCATACGGAATAGACCCTTTAAAGCTTTTGCTCGAGTCATATCTGCAACAGACTTCATATTCTCAGCATCATCTACTTCTTTCTTTGAAGCAATATTACCAACAGAATCAATCACAACAATTACTTTGTCTTTACGATCGATTTCATTCAATTGATGAACAAGATCAAACTTAAGTTCTTCGATGTTCGTAACAGGCGTATGAAGTACGCGGCTTGTGTCTACGTCGAATGCTTCAAAGTATGATTGAGGAGAGCCGAATTCTGAATCATAGAATAGTAACACCGCATCTTTATGTTTCTTTAGATAAGCTGCTGCCATAAGTAGCGCAAAGGAAGTTTTAAAGTGTTTAGATGGACCAGCTAGGACAGTAAGACCTGATGCTAATCCTCCATCAATGGATCCTGAAAGTGCAACATTTACCATAGGCACCGATGTAGCGGTGAGCTCCTTTTCACTAAATAGTTTAGAGTCTGATAGCACGTCAGTTCCGGTTGTACGTGAAGATTTTTTTAATTTTTCTAATAATGACATATTTTTTTTAGTTTGTTAAGTAGATATTATACCATAAGTTTAGCGTATTTGTACACTAAATAAATGACTCTATGGTCTGAGGCGCTTCTTCGTAGTTAGATGTTTTAGTCTTATTGTCGAAAACCGCAAAATCTGCTTCGCGGCTATCTAAGTTTCCATTAAGCCATTCTTTAATATTGAAAGCCATATCTTCCGCCGTAGTTACCGGAACGTTTTGACAAATCATATTAAGATTTTTTCTGCCTCCTTGAAGCTGAAAATGTTTAGGCATTTTCATAATTCCTAGACACTCACGAACGGTGAGATACCTATCTTCATCTGGGTGTGTTAAACATGTTGGCATATGACCAACAAAGGCTCCAATATAGTCTTTTGGAATTTCAGTGGTCTTCCTCATAATGTTACCACCTGATTCAAGCTTTTTATGAATTTCTAAACACCTATTTGCTTGCTTATCGAATCCATTTGCTGACATCCATTCTGCAACTTCGTCATACTTAATTCCACGATTTTCTAAATAATCGAGAGGGTTGATTGTTCTTTCAATTTTTTCTTGGAATTGTTTATGAGTAATGCCACCTTCAAGCTCTTCAAGGACATACTTATAGAATGGATTATCACTTGGTTTGTTTTTATTCGTAAGCTCATTCATTGGATCGTCTTTAGAGACAAAGGCGTTACGAATAGTATCTTCGATTTTTTCGTGTGGTCGATGATAAAACTGCATATGAGGAATACGATCACCTTTCCAAAAGAAGTAGAATGCTCTATCACGAGTTTGACTTAGTCCATGCAATTTTGATTTTGTTTTATACAACGACATGGTATATCCATTCAATTGAGCAATACACCTTAGCTTTTCAACGATAGGCGCGCCCATTTTAGATGCAAGTCTTGGAGCGTTTTCTCCCCAAAAGACTTTAGGCTTTACAGTCCCTAAAACATATTTTGCTGATTCAACCATCCAATCATTTGCTTTGTTATCTGTAGAAGATGATGGACTTAACGAAGATAGACCTGCGCATGGGCACACCGCATTTACAACATCGACTTCCTTTAAAGATCCTGTAAAATTGTCAAGCAAGTGATATGGAACTCTGTTATTATAATGTTCTAAAAGCTGAGAATCATTTGCCTGAAATGCGCCATAAGACATAATGTACTCTGGTTTTTTGCCAAAGACATTTTCCATCGCAATTGTTTCACCACCGATGAGTGGAACTATTGATGCGTAACTATAACTCATCCCAAGAATTCCATTTGTGGATCATTAAAGTACCTATCGATACATTCAATTTGTGAATCTAAAGATTCTATTTTTTCGATTTTTTGTTGTATTACTTCACCAATACCTGGGTGTTCTCCAACTCCTACAGGATTTTTTAAGTAGACGTTAAGATCTGCAAGTTGTTCGTCGCGTTCACCGCGCAGTTTAGTTTGTATTGCTTTTATATGTGCGTTCATGTATTGTTTTCTATATTGTTCATTATATCAGCAAACGTATAGTCTGCGTCTTGGTGTAGTTTATAAAATTCATATGCCTGATTCCGCATGTTGTTTCTTTTTTCAGTCGACTCTCGAAGATCTAACATTTGGTTTAGCGTTTCATCAAAATTGTTTTCATCAAACCAGATTGTTCCTGAGTTTTCACAATCAGTAAACTTTTTTCCATAGTGTCTATGCGTACAAGCATCACCATACTTTTTATTAAAAACAGGAATCGTGCCAGTGCAAACAACTTCACAGTGGGTATACTCAATTGATCGCTGAATAAAGTGTTCTTTCATACGTGAAAGTTGATATCCAAATCCTACCTTTGACATTCTTTCAAGCATTTCTTCTTGAATGTAAGGACCGAACACTTGAACGTCTGAACCATAAGCTTCGGATAAATCATATTCATTCGGGTCTTCTGCAAGCAAATTTTCGAATTCAGATAGTTCTCTAAAACCTAAAAAGGCAGGTGAACGTTCAATGCCTTCGTACGTAGTAAGCATTTCGTTTGGCATTAAATAACCATTGTGATATTTAAACATTTCTTGATAACCTTTCCATGACGTAGTTCTACCGATCCACTTATGGTGTAGCTCATCTTCACAATCGTTTTTCCAATACCTTTCTTTTACCTCGTCAAAATACATTCCCGGTTGGAACGCTACAATAGGTGTTCCTTCTTCTGTGCCAAATAGATCTACCTTTGGTCCGACTAGATTGCTAGCGTATTTTGCGAAGTCATTAGTTGTCGAATGCACGAAAATAATATTAGCTTTTTGGATAGCTTCGTCTAAAGCACCATTGCGGCGAATAGATTGCATAGCATGGTCATGCTGAATCAACGCAACTGGTATTTGTATTTCGCTTAACATCCGTTTAAAGTTTTCAATCGCTTCTTCCTTTAAACTCATTGCAGGTAAAGAATTGATGATAGCAATATCAGCTTTATTTACTTCTTCGATCATACTATCGACTTCTTCGTCTTTAGCAAATTTTAGCTGATGAATGTTGTCAGTTTTATGTGCGTTCTTACGTGTCCAAGATTTATCTTTAGATGCATACACGTTATATGAATAACCATGTTTTTCATAGAATTTACATTGCTCAATTGTGAACTTTGTTACACCACATCCTTCAATGCCGCGGCCCATTATAATTGCTATCTTTTTCATAACTATTGTCCTATTGTCATTAGCCAGCATACTGCTACAGCAAGTGCTACAAATAACGCTATTGTCATATCTATTGGTATCATAGTTCGTCGTCCTCGTGGGTGTAAACTTCGTCATTCATTCCCATACATGAAAGGTTATCCCATAGCGTTCTTTCAAAAATGAGTTCGCCATCTTCTTCGCCAAGATCGATAATCCAATCCGGAGCATGGTGGGTCCAATCATTGTCGACCATGTAGTGTATGTGTCCTTCGTTCGAATCTTCTTCAAAACGAACAGTTAGAGGTTTACCTCCAACGTCTAAATCGAAATCAGTTACCTTTTTAAAGTAGACTTCGTCTGGTGGGTATTTTAGTTTTATTTTTGCCATAGATTTATTTATCGTTATTTAAGGTACGT